ATAGATGCGACGTTCTCATCAGCTCATGCGGCATCTACTTTTTCCCCGTCGAACATATAGTCACTCTTCACGCCGGCGCTAGGATTTTCCATAGCAACAGCTGTTACTCCCAGACCAATATTCTTTTCCACAGCATTCCCTTTAGCAATGACCGCAGCATTGGTGAATACAATATAGTTTCCGGTCTTTGTCTGTCCGACAATGGCTTTGTTGACAATGCCCGGAGTCTCAGAAGCGGCCCATCCTGCATCTGTATCAACTTTTTCTCCGCCTTGCAGATCTACCTTGTCATCAAAGGAGAAAACTCCCATAGTGAAAGCAATTGTTTTAGCCCCTTTTTGCGTCACATCACGATAATAAATGTCACCATTCAACTCGTTAATATAGTCGGTATAGGTAGGATCATCCTCCGTATACGACCAAGTATCTTGATGAGAGTTCTCAACTTCTGTAGCAGTACCTAACCAGGTTTTAAGGCTAGTTTTAGTTACAGCAGAAGTAATAACATCACCGTACCAAATCTTTTTAATTCCTATAAACGGTTTCATATCTTTTTAATTTACGTTTAATACTTCAAATAATAATTTTACATTCACATAGAAACAACATAACTCCTTATCTACCTCTATCCCGATAGTTTCAGAAGAATACCGGTACCATGAACCGTCATATTGCCCTACAACTCCATCTTTGAACATCTCTTTAGCCTTTCTCTCCAATTCATTCAAACGAATCAAATTGGCCTTCCCCGATCTAGATAAAGGAACACAAAGATTAACTTCAACGTATCCTCTTTCCCAATAGGTATCGGGCTGTTGAGTCTTGGGATAAACTACAATCCTTTCAGCATTTACCTTACCTTCAGGTATATTACCTCTCTGGTATACTTCAGAAATTCCAAAAGACTTGCAATCCTTAAATATTATGTTCGCGATGTCTGTTGTTGCAATCATATCCAAATATCACATCTACCTTTAAACTCTTCCGAATAACACTCGGCATTTTTCTTCACTTCACCTTCTCCAACAGTATTATCGTCAGAATCCAAGCATCTTACACGGTTTCCTAGAGGAATCTTACCTCCTTCGTAGACAACATGATAGTTATAAACCCAACGCTCACCGTTTACCGACACTTCCTTCTGCTGTGAATTGTCATGGCAGAAGCAGTCAGCGACATCCTGCCAAGATTCTCCGCCTGTTCCTGGAACCGGCCGGCCATACTCGTCATTCTCTTCTGGAGTAATAACTTGCATTTGCAGTTTATGTGGAGCTGTTTCTAGCATATTACCAAAAAGTTAATTTAGCCTTATCGGTATTCAATTCATCCTCTAATCCATATTTATTGCATAAGTATGAATAATAGGACTTTACTCCATTTATATCCCAAGATAAAGACTTTGAGTGACCGTTTTCACTAACAGACTTAGATGTAGCCCGAAGGAGCAAGGATGGAATAAAGCGAGCAATAGCAACTGCTACTGTATCAATAGTGTCTTTATCAACCTCGTCCACCTCTCCGGATGAAAGAATGATTTCAAATAAGTCAGCCTCCGACAATTGAATGCCGAAGGTCTGAAACTTCTGTTTTATGTAGTCACCAGTTGTCATATTTACGCATTCATGGTGTCAAGGTCGAGAATAACGATCTTGTTTGGAGCCGTATATTCCGGAATCCATTCAGCACCATATTCCATAAAACGGCCTTCATCTGTACGTACATTAGAAATATACATACCACCTTCCGAACGAGTATAGGCCTTTCCCGGAATTGGATCAGTAATTTCATACGGAGTATGCCAGCGCATCTTTCCCTGCTTAGGCGTGGTAAATAAAGAAATACGGTTGTCTTTGAATACCTGTTTAAAAGAACCATCTGACAGCTCCACCAAATCTTCATTGATAACAATAGGAGGCAATCCCAATCCCCTGAAGATAGTCGTAGCCATCTCGCTAGACATAAGTCCGGCAGATAGTTGTACTTCTTTAGAGTCAAAGCTTTGCTTATAGAATTCGCCGAAATCTTTTGCACCAACAATACTGTTGATGAAAGTCTTACGAGACATCTCCATAGATACAAACATGCCAAACTTTGTACGTAATTCTACAACCTTTTCCATGAGATAACGTACAAAATTTAACTTATCTTTCACTTCTGGAGTGATGCGATGAACAGGAAGTACCATATCAAGCATTTCAATTCCTTGCGGATTATCATCTACCTTGACAGACGCTTTTCCGTCAGAGCGAAGATCACCGTCCACAATATCCATACGTTTGTGGGGAGCAAGCATAACTTGACGCATATCGTCTACAATATAATTGATAATATCGTCCAATGCTGCCCGTTGATCAGCAGTCTTTGCCTGATTGAACTTATTGATTAGTTCTTGCAGCATATCTAGTCTATCGTTATCCATTTGATAGCGGTCTCCTAGATAAGCTACTTCGCCATAACCGGAACCTAGAGATTTGCGTTCCCTCAAAGGTTTATTGGAATTGCGATCAATTACAGAACCGGCGGTAACACCTGTTACTGTGCCCAAATATGTTTTGAACACACGGGATTTTGTTTCTTCAAAATCAAGGTGCTTTTTCCAGAATATCTGATCTAATTTTAGAGCCTGAACGCGGTCAATAACCGCTTTTACAACTCCGGGATCATTTAGTAACGTTTGAATAGTCAAATACATAGTTCCTCCTTTCTTTAATAAGTGAACATAAATCTGTCACCCAGAGTCTCTTTATCCTTATCGGAGACAGGAACAATGAGTCTTGTCGGTCTAATCTCATATGCTTGACCAATAGCACCTACAGTCGCACCTGCTTCGACTTTAGTCCACGCATAGTTTAATGCTGTAGCCGTTGCTTTTGCCGTTTTCCCAGCTACTGCAGTAGCTTCAAATAATACTGCACCCTTCTCGGCGGCAAGCGTTGGAGAAGCTGCAAGTGTAACGGTGTCGTATTCTGCATTGCTTTTGTCAATAGCTTCAATAGTACCACCATTTGTTCCATTACCAATATGCATACCATTGTATGCAAGAGAATTTTTCTTGATTTTCAAAGAAGTAGAACCGGCAGTAATCTTTTCAGCTACTTCAACATTAATAACAGCTTTTGCCGTCCGTTTTACAAAATCAAGAACCAAAGGGGTAAGAGGCGGAATTTGCGCAACCCCTGTTAAATTCGAAATATCCAAATTGAATCCACCAGAATAACGATATACCGTTTCAAAACGGCACATTTCTGGCATTGATGCTTCAATTGGCTTTAAATCATACTTAAAACCTGCTGGCATAATTAATCCTGTTTAGAGTTTTTAATTTCTTCTGTACCCTTATTTATCAGGCTTGCAATATCGTTGGCATCGTTCTGCCCACCATTACCTGACTCGGGAGTTCTCACATCTTGAAATCCTGCGTTGGCAAACGTTTGTTTTGCGTCCTTGAAGTAATTATCCAAGTCAGCATCTTCTGGAATGTTCAACATAGGAACAAGGTTTTCGGGAATACCATAATCCTTAGCCTTTGCAATGACCTGCTCCTGACGTGTGGCTTGTGCCTTCTCGGTTTCAAATTGAGCGAGCTTATCAGAAAGAGGCTTAACAGCCATGCTTACCGCATTTGCAATCAGAGTTGCCATATCTTCTTTCTTTTCGTCTGGAGAAGGATTGGGATTAGGAGCTGGATTCTCGATTTTCTTTCTCAATTCGTCCAATTGTTTTTGTAGACCCGTTTTTTCGTTTCTAACAGTATCAATGTCCCCTTGAAAAGCCTTCAAAAGCCCTTCGACCCCGCTAGTAGCAGTTTCTATTTGGCTTTCTTCAGTTACGGTTTTAGATAAGTAGTCAGCCACCCCGTCAAACGCTTTATCACCAAACCCAAAGGTTTTATACTTCGTTTTTAGTGCTACTAAGATTTTTTCTTTCATACTGTATGAATTTAATTTTAATTTCAACAGCATAAAATTAAGCTCTATAACGCAGATTTATAAGTATTTCCGTGAAAGAGAAATAACACTTTGCGAATAGTTACAAAATAGACATTTCTTTCATAAAACAGAGAGACAATTGGCGATAATGGTGGTGAGAAGTAAGAAATAGATTGGGGAATAAAGGAAAAGGCAAAAAGAAAGGCGGATGTTAGTCCGCCTTTATATATTATACGATATTA